GTCAGCTTTAGCGGTGTTAGCACAGACGCAACGCTAGCAGGGCGAGGGTTGCGCACTCCTGTCGTATAAGCGCGGCTGACCTGTTCGCTGAGAATGGCTTTCTCTGCTTCGAATGGCTTTCCATCTTGATCTAAAATTGGACTGGTCATAGTGTAATTCCTTGGCGTCCAGACGCTTGACTAACGTCATCGTATAAATTGTTTTCTTCTGCTGTACCAAAAAAACGGCGGTTAATGTCGTCGCCACGGGTACCGATCGTATGCAGTTCGTAACGGATCATTTCTTGTTTTGAAACGAGATAGCCAAGAAAGATAGCGATCGCACTATCACCGTGACGTTTGTTGCCGTCAGTGCCTTTTGTGCGGCTGTCATTAATGCCTGGCACGCCGCGCACGATTTGGATTTGCCCGAGGTCAGTCACGATGTCTTCATGCTTGGGTAGGATGATGTCATCGTCTTCAAAAGCGGCTTTAAATACGGGCATGTTCTCGCGGTAGTAACCCACAGACAGCATGACCTCGACCACTTCATCACCGTATTTGTATTTGGCTTGTTCCGCTAAATACTGGCCGTTGCCTCGCGCGTCCAGCGCAATGCCGTCACGTTTCGGCAGACGATCACAGATAAAATACAGCGCTTGCTCTTGCTGCTTGAATGGCACGTTCGCCAACTCAACAAGAAAAGGCACGATGCGTTTGGTGTTGGCCTCGACCGTTATCGGGGCGAATACTGTTAAGTCGCCATTACGCGCGAAGTCTTCCCCTAGACAGTGGCGTAAATCGGGTGGCAGCTTTTCCAGTTCTGGCAGTACGAACTCTTCTAACCACTCTTGCATTTCACCTTTTCGAGCGTGTTCGCTTGCGGTGTTAAACGTAGAGGTTCCTGTGAATCGTAGAACAGGCGCATCAAGTAGACGGGCCGCACGATCACGCAGGCCGCGAGAGATATAAGCGCCACCGCCATTTTTAGGAACGCAGTAATATTCTTCTAGCGCGTCTTCTTCGGTGGCCGTATCTTTGATTAAATTGGCTTTCCATTCGTCTTCGGCTTCTTGTGACCATTCTTCTTTCTTGACTTGGCAGATACGTTTGTACAGGCCATCGGCACAGGCATCGTCTAGCGTGATCGTGTGAATCGAGTAGCGTTTTTTCCCCGCGCGACTGTCGTTGATCAGAGTGTTAAATAGGTTTTCAATACCATTGTGCGTTGAGATCAACACAACGCGAGAACCCCACATAGTCAACGCTAGTGCAGCTTTCAAGACCTCGGCGAGCTTTTCATGGAATGAGGCTTCGTCAATGATGACCTTGCCCTGCATGCCTCGCATGTTTTTAGGATTAGACGACAGGGCTTTGATCTTAAAGCCTGACGAGAAATATATGACGTAGGTGAGAATATCTTTGCCTTCATCAACAAAAACTTCTTCACCTACATCACCCGATGCGAGGTTATACGACTTGGCCCACATCGCGCAGGCGTCGATAAACTCCCGCGCCATGTCTTTGTTAGAACCAATATAAAATACATCATCACCGCCAGCGTCGACGGCGCTGGCGGCGGTCAATGTACTGTCTGCGGCTTCTGCCCACGTCAAACCTGTACGACGGGATTTCTCGCCAATCTTTAATTGGCTAGTATCGTTAATCCAGCGTTTTTGATAACCAAGCAACACTTCATTAGGATCGAATGCACCGTCTAAGATGGCGGCGGTGGATTGGTTGGTGAGTTGCTTTAGCTCGGACGTGATCATACTGGCAATCCAGATACAGATAGAGAAACAGTACAAGCACCATCCCATTCGAACTGACGACTTTCTCTAAAGTCTTTTCTTAGTGACTCCGTGATAACAGCCATGACTTCATCAATGTTTGGATAGTACACAACGCTATCGTCTGCATTAGTCATCAGTATGCCGTTTTGAATTTCTTGCAATTTATACTTCATACCATCGCCCTCACGGCTGCATCTTTTGACTCCAGCAGCTTACGAAGCGCGACTGTTCTTTCTTCATTGTCGGGTAGACGCTCAACGATCAAATCGGCCATATCTGAAAATGGCTTGCTAACTAGCTGCAAATGCAACGGCAAATGCTGCCACTTAAAGAACTTTAAAATCTCTGGATTCATCACGCGATCCCTAAAATATGTTTCTTAATGTCGGCGGCGGTGTCAGCCGAGATACCCGCTTTTTTGACCACGGCTTCGACTTCGCTGGCGGCTTGCTCTGCAAACGCTTTACGAATTTCTTTTTCTACTTTTGTGCTTATCATTGCCGCGCTCTCGATACGCTGAACAACAAGTGCGAGCTGACCAAGGGCTTTGGGCGGTACTGGATCAGCACCTTCTTCGCCTGCTTGATCCATCATGTGCATGGAGGTTTCGAACGCCATGGTTCTAACAAACTCTTGCAGCACTTTGCCTACTTCTGACACAGGCGCATCGCCAAGCTTGGCCGTCCAGACCTCTGCCACGGCACGGGCTTCACGAATGCGCGCACCGTTCTTTTCCATGCGCTGTGCATAGCGGTTAAAGCTGGTGCGGCTGATTTTTGCATCATCAGGCAATCCCGCTTCATCAATCATTTCGTTGACAGCAGCGAGGATGTCTTTTTGCATCATGTTGCCGGAACGAATTAACGCACCAATAGCGGTGCGTATGTCGTCGGGCAATAGATCGACTTTAGATTTTGTGTTCTTAGCGCGCTTTAACATAACCGCCCCTTAGGCTCTTGGCCTCTTCACGCCTGGCTGGTCGGCTTGGCCTGTCGCGACGTCTTGGCCGCGACCACTTAGCTTGGCAATTTGATAGCCGCCTGTTTCGCGGATTACGATCAGGTCTTGTTCTTGCAACCAAGCCAAGTGCGTACGCACCGCGTCGCGACTAATGTTATGGCCATAGCTTTCTAAGCAAGTATCTAGGATAGATTCGTTGGCTTCGTATGCTGGCATCTCGTTCAGCGAGCGCAAGATGACAAGCCGTTGGTCTTCTTTTAAAAGGTCTTTAAACGACATTTAATCGCTCCTGTTTATTTATCATCTTTGAGTCGCTGCTCTAGCAGCAAACGAGATAAGTGCTGTACGGGTTGGATTTGTGCGCGCAACTCTTTCATTTCACCGCGCGTGTTTGCCAGTTCAATAAGCAACTCAGTCATCTGTTGCTGTGTCGGCATAGAATCTAACTTTGATTCTAAGTGATCGACCTTTCTCGCCACCGCTTGTACGTCTTCTTTCTTAGCGTAGGTCTTAGTCAAAAACGCCATGACAATGATCGCGGTGGTGGTCAACAGCGCCCAGATCGGCGCCCAATATTTGAGGATAAATTCACCCATGCGTTCGTTCCTTTTTGTTCTGGCACGCGACGCAACGCACGGCGTGCGGTACTAACTCAACACGCTGCTTGGGTATGATGTGACTACAATCAAGACAGTAACGAACGCCGTACACATCTTCGTCTGGCTCTTCGATTTGGCGGTTGCGGTGCGCTGCTAAAGCACGGTCACGAAACTCTTGCTCTAGCTGGGCGGCGCGGTCAAATTCGTCCATGTATCAGTCCAATAGTTTTGATGTTGGGGCGTTGCCCGTTATAGATCGAGTTGCGGGGTTTTGAATGCCGCGCTTTTCGAACGAGCGGCCCACGCACCATGCGGAACAAATGCCGCCCCAGGCGTACCAAAAGTCAGGCGGCAAATCAGCCAATGGCGAGACGTCAACCACGTTAGCCATGCGGCCGATCAGAGGAAAAACAACATAGTTAATACCGATAAAAACAAGCCCCGCATAAACGACGGTCGGGCGAGCGCGCTTGGTGTAGTTGTCGCCCTGGCTTAACTCCGCGACTAAGATTTTTTCCTTGGACTGCAATGTCTGTCTAAGGGTTTGCTCGATTTCGCTGTCACGCTTTTGCAGCAATGTTTCGACTTGCACTTTAAAGGCACTTTTCTCGTCATCGGTCTGGATGAATCTATCAGCTAGACCACCAATGGAGTCCACAACAGAACCAGCGCCACCCGTGAATAAATTCGTAAACCAGCTCATTAGATGATCTCCCATGCGGCGTTTGTGAGATCGACTAGACGGTTATGCCAGCCTTCAATGAAACGCACTTGTGATGTGTTGCTTTGGATGATGCGAGCATAGAAGCGCGCCCTGCGTAGCCCGAACCGAGCGAGTAGATATTCTTGATCGAGCGATGTAACAGCGGCGCGGGTCTTTGGCCCCACCATGCCATCGTCTTTACAGCCGCTGATTTCTTGCAGCAACTTAATGGCGGTAATAGAGCCATGCTGAACTGCCGCATCGAACGCATACAGCGCGACGGCTGGCGACCAGTCAGGGCAGTAAGCCGCACGCCAATAACGCGTGTGATAAATACGAACGATTTCATCAAGCGTAAGAGCCGCAATATCAAGATGAGGAAAGGCGCGTTTGCTAATGCCGCCTTTGGTTTCGCCACCTAAGTCTTTAGGATCGTTAACGTAACCAAGGTCAGCTTTGGGTGTACCGTCTGCATACAATGCGCCTTCTTTGATCAGTACAAAGACGACGGCGAACAGGAAGACTTCTGAGTAAGGCTTGGTGTTAAAGCAGTAACGTATAGACATAAAAAAAAGCACAATCAAATTAGTTCATTTGATTGTGCTTTTTAAGTGGAGCGGGGGCGGATTAACCTTGTTTGCTGTTTTTAGGCGTTCGGTAGTTTTAAGTCTTTAATACCTTCACCCGAAAAACACATTTTATTATCTTCATCAACGATTAGGCATACGTTACCGTTTGTTTTTAATGAATCAATAATTCCATCAGACACTGTATTATCCGAAGGAAAAACTACCGCTTGCTTTGCACCAAGACATTGAAGCTTAAACTCTTGATAGCCGCCAAGTACATATAGTTCTCCAAATGGTTCAGGGAAACCTTCTGATACAAAGCATTGGTCATGTGGAAGAAATATACCGAACCTCATATCTCCATCCTCAAACAACCTAACCATCGCTTGCACATTATTCCCTACAAGATCAGTAGACAAGAACGCTCTTCTTTTTTCATTGTATTTCCAGACACCTTCGCTACTTAAAGCTTTCAATGGCATGAACAAAACGACAAACAAAACTATTAATGCTTTCATGTTATTTTCTCTTACTTTTATACCACCAAATCAACCCAGCTATACCTAAAATCACAACAAAAGGAATTGATGCTTTAATAGCGAAATCCTTTATATCCCATGTGAAGTGATTAAAAAGCCCTGAAATAATAAACATAATAAAGAATGTAAAAGCTATCCCTATCAAGGCTGATAATATGCCAACTACACCTCTCAATACTTCAAAAAAACTCATGTTCTATTCCCTTAAAAAAGTTGCGCTTGGCGCTTGTTGGTTTCGTGTTGGCGCATGTTCGCGATCACTCTGTATATTTGCTGCATCGACAGTTTATATTTTTGGCAAAGCTCTTGCACGTTGTGACCGTTAAATTCATTCCAAATTCTAAGATGCTTTAGTTCTTTTTCTAACCGATGGCCACGCGGCAAGTAGAATTGCATACCACCAAACGCATCACAAATGGCGCTTAGCTGTAGCAGTGCAACGGTTTCGTCTTGCTCTGCTTTATTCAGTTCGTGTTTCAGTATGTCGTAGATTTGGCGCATGGCTTCGGGCCAGCGGCAATTCTCGTCATCTATGTGTTCGATTGCATCGATAGATACGTTGCTGTATCCGAACGCATCTATCGTTGTTTCGTCTCTCGTTTGTGGTTTCATTGTTCGCCCCTCGGCTCATAAAAAAAGCCTTCGTATTAGGAAGGCTTCTATTGTAAGTCCGGCGGTAGTGGGATTCAGTCTTTAGGTATTGTATTCATTATGCAGTTGAAAACTTAACCCTGTTCCTGATCGCCCATTGATATGGTTCTGCATCGGCAAAAATGTTACAAGCGGAAGTCGGTTCAGAAAAACCGTTATACACCCTGATCTCTCATCAGCTTCAGTATGAAGCAAACCTTCAATGTCTTCGTAATTTATGTCATTTCCCAATCTTATTTTCGCGGCATCTAAAACAATTTCTTGTCTTTTATGTTTTTCATCCAGCACCAATGCATCAATCGATTCTTGTTTCATAACCCACCCCTAAAATTTTGTGTTTGCGTAATACGTTGATAGTACCTCATAACTCGTTATCGGAGGCACATCGGCATGGCACTTTTGTAGATGTTCTTTCATCAATCTAAAGTGCCAGCGCTTGAGCGATTCGAGTACGCTTTGTGCTTGCCAGTTATCCAACCAAACGAGGTACTGGACGCCTTGGCCGTTTTTCGTTTTTGTCATGCGCTGGCAATAGGCATCTAGCGCGCGGTCACTGCCGTTTTCTAGAAATCCTTGTTTGTGCATTGTGATCCAGATCGCTCTTATTTTGTTGGCCGCTGGCGAGCGTGGTTTCGGTTTAGCATTGCTCTTGGTGTTGGCTTTTGGTGGCGCGGGAACAAAGCCAAGGGCTTTTTTAAAATGGTCTAAAACAAGGCTTAACTGATGCTCGGTCATCAATTTTAAACTCTCTTTCCCCGTCAACCTTTTTAGCATTGGGCGATAGATGTCATCGTCTAGCTTAAGGTTTTTCTTGCCGATGCTGATCGCGGCAATCATTCGGTTTCGTCGTCCGTTGTCGTGTTGTGTTTGCATTGTATCCACACTCCAAATAGGTTTAGTCCTGCGTCGCTTTCTTCCTCTACATGCTCTTGCAATATTTCAGGTAAAGGCACGTTAATCTGTACTTGTGAGCCGCTGGGTTTTGCACGTACTGCGATAACGTGCGCCCCCGCTAACTCTAATGTTTTGATCACCCCCGCTGTCTGGGCCATGAGGTCATGCATCGGCTTCGCTTGGGTAAGGTTCAAGCGTTCTCACTTCTACACGATCAAAGTAAGTATCTTTTAGAAACATATCTTCACAATGCGGACACTGAGAAATAGAGTCCCAATGTCCTGCTTTTACATCAGGTGCAATTGTTTTAATTGGCTCGCTGCATGATGGGCAGCTAAAGACCAATACATGGGCATTTCGAGCCTCTAATTTTTTGATCCACTCTAAGTATTCGCTCATTAAATCTGACATTGCTATCTCCTAAGCGGCGTTGCGCTTTTCTCGTTTGTTTCCAAGTTGACAGGCTTTGCATGTGCTTTGCAGGCCGTCGGGTTTGTGTATTGATATTCCCCAAAATAAAGTGTCTTGCGGCCAAAACTCTTGGCAATCAGAGCACCATTTTTGCAAGCCAAGCTCGTTGTCCAGGAGGGCTTTGCCATTGGCAAGACGGCGTTCCATTAATCCAATTTTCATTAGTGGCGTGTACTCACCAAACATAAAGCCTCCTTTCGCCTATTTTTGGCGAAGTGGTTTTATCCACCAATAGCGTTGGCTTTCAAATTCAAAAGCAATGCCCAACAAAGTTAAGTCGTATTGAAGCCTTACAAATAATGCGCTGGTTGGTAGCATTCGCTTCATGACAGCGACTCTCGCGTAGTCTTGCTTTAACTGACTCAACTTATTTAAACGTCGAACAAGCTTTGTCTGTCTTAGCCACTTAACGACAAAGGCTTTCATGACGCTTTCCTTGCTCTAAGATCTCTTAGCAATTGGTTGGTGATCGGGGCGCTAGATCTCTTGCTAAAGTTCAAACCCGCTTCATTGAGAAAGGATTTTTCTAAACGATCCCAATTCGTGATAAACACTCGCCACTCTGGTGATAGTTGCGCGATCTTTGGAAAGTGCTCACGAATTTCAGGGATGATATGAACGAGGTTTAAACAGCGATTAAAGTCAGCTGGATCGCTCGGTGTTGCCTTACACTTTAGTTCTTCGCCAAAGGCGCAATACGCCATTGCCAGTGAACTCATTCCTGTGTTCTCGTTGGCCATCCAATCCAGTACTTTTCTTTCTAGGCTGTGTCCTTTAGCCAACGCCTTTTCTTGGTTTACGTGAGAAGGGCTTTTTTGCATCGGTGGTACTATCATAGTGATCTCCTTAGCTGCTCATCAGTGCCTAGCCACTACGCTAGGCAGACGCGGCGAACCGCGTTTCGCTATTCAGGTTTTTTATGAGCCTCTCCACAAAATGGGCAGTGAGTTCCGAACACTGGCATGGATATTTTCTTAGCTGATTTCATCGGTTCGCCGTTCACTTTTGTCTGTCTGAATTCAGCGTTAATCGTCATCGCGGGAATGGTGTTGTTGCTACCATCAAACCTAAATACTTGGCCCGCAATTGACGCCTCGAACGTGCCATCAATGACACCATCAGGCAGGCGAGTCTTCATGTGCTCAACTACTTTTTCTTTTGTTTCTTGAATGCAATTACACATATCTGTCTCTCCGGTTTAGGCCACTTTTATGGCTGGTTTTTCGATCATGCATTTGATGCCGCTTAGGTAGGCCGTGGCATACTCTGGGCTTTTAATTTCGCTTAAGTTGGCGCTGGCCAAGGCGATGACTTCCATTAGATATTCTTTGTATTCGCTGACGGCGACAGGCTGGTTAAGCGCGTTTTGTGCAGCGGTACGAACGGTGTGTGTATTTGCCATGGTGGTGCTGCTCCTAAAGAGACGCGATGTCTAACGAGATCGGTTTGTATTGATCGGTGGTGCCGATGCGTTCATACACGCGAATATAAACAGCGGTACCGTTTGATTTGAGCGCGTCTTTTAATGCGTTCATCGCACGGCTCCATTCCTCGTCGTCGATTTCCATACGCATAAGATCGAGCACTTTGCCCGTGCTGATTTCGCCATTACGGTTCTTGCGGAATGCTTGAGATACCACGGCACGAATGTTGTCATTTGCGCCTTCGCTCCAGCGGATAAGGCAAGAGTCAATCAAGGCTTTGGCGGCTTCGATCTCTTCTGTAAACGCAACCACTTCGCGATAAGTACGTTGGATTTTGTAGCGTCCGTCGAACGACACTAAGCTGACATTGCCTTTCTTACCGCCAAGCTTTGCGCCGTATTTATCAGCGGCTATTTCGATTAGATCCGAGATATCAGCAAGGGCTTTTGCTTTGTATGCGGCCATGTTACAGCTAAGAGAAAGCGCCTCTGGCACCAGCGCCATGACGATCTGATCGCGTAGCAAATCTTGCTCACGAATGCTGGCTTCTGGCACGAAGTGTCCATCAGCGTTTACACGCATTCCCGCTGGCACTTTGATGACGTTATCTTGTTGGTTGCTAGTGGACATTCTTGCTCTCCCATTCGATGTTGCAGTGGTTTAGTTGTGCGCTGTAAACGCTGGTACGAGTACCGTTAAAATTGCGGGTTTTGATGACCGCGCCTTTTAGCTTTTTGGTTTCTCCTGTGGCCATTACTAAGATGGTCGGGTGTGAGGTTCCCATTACTGTGCCCGTAATGGTGATGCCCATTTTTACGAGCTGGTGTGTTGTCTTGCTGACGTTCAAAAGACTTTCCAGCATATGGGCGTTTTGTTGATTTGGCTGGACGTGCCAGCCTGCATAGCGTGTTGATTTAGTCATTGCTTTGCTCCTATAGCTTGGCTACTGCTTCTTTGAATCTTTCTAGTTCTTCACCTTCCAAACACACAACATATTCCCAGCGTCCTCTGCCTTCCCATGGTGTTAGTACGCTGATCGTTTTAAGGTCATCTCCACGGTTGTTAACGATTAAAACTGTCTGATTTTCTGGGCATACAAATTCACTTTTCATGCGTTACCTCAATCGTTGTTTTCTAGTTCATTGAATGCAGCACGCAGGGCTTTCTCGTTGATGAGTTCGCCTTTGCAGAACATCGCTGCCAACTTTAGGGTTTTGGTTAGTAGGCGAAGCCCCCCAGGGCGCTCGCTGATCTGTTGCATTAGGGTGCGCTCTTTGTCGCCGCTGACATTCCACGCATCACCGATGGCTTTCACATCGGCTACTTTGGTTTTGTGGATGCCGCGTTTCTTTGCGATGCGTGAGAACAGACGGGCAAAATCCTCATTGCGTCGACCGCCTGTGAGCTGTGTGTAAACACGGTTATTACCGACTAACACCATGCCGACGCCTGTCTCTTCTTGCAGGATGCGAAGCTCTTCTAGAGTTGGGTAATCAAGGTGGTCAGCTTCATCGATGACGATAAGCCCCTCGGTACCCATTAAGCGCTTGCGGATCACGCGAGACAGCGGCCCTTTACGACGTGGGGCTTGTTCCATATCCAGTTCCATGGCGAGTTCATAAAGACACTCGGTTAAGCTGCTACGTGAAGGGCTGGCGGTAACGTGCCAAACGTTGTTGTTATTGCGTTTGTACTCGCGTAATGCTTCGGATTTGCCCACACCTGATGCGCCATAAATCACAACGATAGACTCGCTGATTTGCGCGTAGGTCATGTCGTCCATGATCTGTTTTGCTGTGGTCGTCATGACAAAGCCAGGGTTGACAACAGGGCTAGATTTCTTCTGTTCATCACGCGCTAACCACTTGGCTAATTTGGTGACAATTGCTGTGGCATCCGCTTGGTATTTTCCGTTTAAAATCTGGCTCACTGTGGCGGGTGATGAGCTGATTTCACGAGCCAGTTGGGCACTGGTCACTTCTTTTGCATCGAGCTTTGCTTTGATGCGCATGAGCACGGCTGTTTGGTCTTCGGCATTGCTGTTCTGTAGGTTCAATACGTTGGTCATGGTGGCTTCCTTTTACAGTTTGTTTTTCTTTAGTTGTTCGCGATAGTCGGCAATGGATGCCGCAAAGTTTTGTTCGTACTCTGTCTCTTCGTCGTGAGCTGGGTTGTGTGCGACAGCGACGTTTCCGTAAGCCACCGCTGGGCGGAACGGCATAACGACCTTAGTATCCGGAATGATCTCTTCTTCAAGCGGCGACATTTGTGCAGCAAGTTCGAGAGCGTCCATTGATTGATGTGCCTTGGCTGCGATTTTTGTCGCTTTGGTGAACTGGGTGCGGTGGCGCTTGGTTTCGCGGGCGGCTTGAGTATCGCCAAATCCGACTTTTTGCAGACATTCGGCTTGGCAGATATGCACACCATCTAGTGTGTAGATCTCGACGGCATCGTGCAGGCGCAGCGGGTCGAATCGTGCAACCAGTTTCTTGCCGACCATGTCCATTAGAAGTTGATTAAAGTAGCGGTTCTTCTGGCCCTTGATTGATCCGCCAGCGTCTAGCGTGATCGTGCCGTTTTTGCTGACAGTCGTCGCTTCGGCTTGCAGCATCATCATTTGCAATTGCGCTGATGTGGCCTTGCGGATCGCGGCATACTGATAGCTTGTGTTGAATACATCGTTAAACGACTGAAAGCCTTGTGCCATTTCTGAGTTGCGGTTTGCCTTGGCGTTGTACATTTCGACACCTTTGGCTATCGCAGCAAGAAACACTTCTGCTTCAATGGCTTTCGATCCGTAATTGTCTGGCTTCGCCATTGGGTTCGGGCCAGTGTAGGCACCCGCCAAACTTGGGTGTTTGTCGATGTATTCTTCTAAGCCACCAACACCAAACGCGCGCTCGATAGGCTTGGCTTGGCCGTGACCTTTCCCGAGAATGACGCTAGACCAATGCAACTTCATTCCGAGCATGGGGATGATGCCTAGCGGGTCATCTTCTTTGACTTTGAAGCGGTAACGATTTGGTACGCCGCCTGTCATCCACTTATTCGCGGCTGCGCGGGTGTTATCGATGGTGACTTCTTTTGGTATGCCGTATTTCTCGCATACGTCCATCATGCTCAGACGAATAGAGTCTGTGTTCTCGCTCACATCACAACGCCAGCCGATAATCTTGCGGCTGTAGATGTCTTGCCAAAACCATGTTTTAGGGCGAAGTACTTCACCATTGAACCAACGCACAAACACGTTGTGTTGGTAGCCGTCGCCGTTGATCCATTCAAGCGCTTGCAAGTCTGCAACGGTTCGCTCTTGTGGTGGGTAAAGCAGTACTAAGGCATGTTCGCCTTTGCGTAGCAGCACGCGGTGTTCTTGTGGTACTTCAAACTGCATACGACGTTCGAGGCTTTTTTTGCTGGGCACAATCCAATCGTTTTTCTTGGCTGCGTCTTTTAAGCGCTCATAGCAAACGCTGAACGCTGGCTCTTCTTTGCGAAGGTAATCGCACTTGATGAAGTCCCACGCGTCTGGCGTGATAAAGGCAAAGCGTGCTTTGCGAGCACCGACAGCGGCTTCTTTGTTTTTTGGTAGAAGTACTGGCAACCAATCTTGCTCAGCGAAGTTTTTAAGGCTGGCAAACTCACGACGAACGCTAGCGAAGGCAACGGCATATTCTTCACATACGGATTCGTAAGCCGTCATTTTTGCTACGCCGCTGTTGATGAGCTGCTGCAATACGGTCAGGTAAGACAGTTTCGCTTTGGCCTTGGCTTGGGCCTTAGTGCCCGCATTATTCCAGCGCGACCATAGCGCCTCGCGACAATAGCGATCGGCTTTTGGTTCTGGAATATCAAAGACTTTTTCACCGACTTTGATTTGACCAGCGCGCTTGTACAAAGCCGCTTGAGTGGCAGCAGGTAATGAAGACACTGCATACTCAATTGCACGCCCTTGCACTCCATCTTTTTTACGGACTTCCCAGTTCTCGCGAGCGGCCATCTTACGAATGCCAGGCCCAGTGTTTGGAACACCGTTCAGACCTATCAATTCATTTGCTGATATAAATTCCATTGCGACTGCCTCACTCACGCGGTTTTCAGAAACTGTTCTTCGTATCGAGTTGGCCAAATTGCTGATGGCTCAACTTCTAGGGCTTCCGCGATAATCCGCTCACCTTTCGGCCACGGCCTTACTAGCGCGTTATACAAAGAACCGCTGCTTAGGTTGTGATTTCTAGATAAAGCAGCCATTGAAGTTCGACGTTTTTTTAAAGCTGAAATGATGTCAGCGCGGTGCCAATCTGTTTCACCCATTCCATTCATCTCCTGTTTGGTTTATCTTATTTGCAAAACTAATAATCAGTTTCGCTTAATGTTTCTAATAATCAGTTTATTGGAAAACTATAGTTTGTCAAAAGGTTTTTTAAAAGTTTTTCAATCGCACCTTATTGAGAAACAATAAACCTTTGATTTCATTATGGTTTCTTAAAAAGTTTCTTTTAATTTATTTTAGATGACAGAGTTTTCTAAAGGGGGTGGTTTTGAAAAACCAATGGATGTCTGTAAAAGACATAGCTCAAATCAAAGGAATGCCGTCTAGCGGCCCAGGTGTACACAAAAAAGCAAAGAGAGAGGGATGGGAAAGCAGGCGGCAAGAAGGTGTTCAGGGTTCAGGCGTGGAATATTTAGTTCCTAGTTATGATTTAGTTTCTGAAAATACTCAGACCTATAGTAGTTCATCAAAATCTGAGACTAATGAAAAACCAATACAGAACAAATTTATTGAAGCATATCAATATGACCTCAAAGCCAGCGCAGGTTCTGGTTGTTTAGTTGTGTCCGAGAACCCTGTGGCTAAATTCGAGTTCTCAGAAGATTGGCTTAATAAACAGGGACTAAGAGGCAAGCAGCTGGCCGTTGTGCCTGTTTCTGGTGACTCAATGGAAGCAACACTGATAGATGAAGATCTAATGCTTGTAGAGCTAGTAACTGATCCTAAGCATGCTAGAGATGGGATATGTGTTATAAGAATTGATGATGAAATTTTAGTCAAAAGGCTGCAATACGACTATGCAACAAATGGCTATCATGTATCTAGCGATAACAGAGCATACAAGCCATTTTTCGTTGGCGAAGAATTTAACGGTCGCTTTGCAGTGCTCGGTAAAATGATAAGAGTATTGCAAAGAGCTAAGCAGATTGATTAAACGTTTAAACGGTGTTTAAAGATTCGTCCGGCATCCGTTGCCGTTGCTCAACTAACAAGACTCAAATGCAACGTTTTAAAGCCACTGCTCAAACTGGCGTAAATTTTCCACGCTGCTAAAATGCAAACGGGGCCAACGTCTGAACAGACCTCAACCCCGCTTATTCTCTATGTTCGTTGGATTTAATCCCGCACAATCCACTTCAATTCCGGTTAATCCCTAGATTGATCATTTAAGTAGTCTCTATACAATGGAGTCTTGACTTAGATAGTCGCTACATTAGGTTTAAAACAGGTCGAGCTGCTCAGGTACGAGATTATTTCCAGAAGTTCATTGGTTGTCAGCAAGATAAGCTTGCGGCAAAGATCGAAACAAACACATTAAAAAAAGCAATTCAGCAATTTGGTGCACAACAAGGATATGATCAAGAAAAAATAACAAATAGAGTTGCAAAAGCGCATCAACATATAACAGAGAAGCAGCAAGATAATGAGCCTATACTTATAGAAAGTGTAGCGAATGCTGTTTTCCCAGATAAGGCAAAAGAGTTCGCAAAAGAAGCTAGAGAAATATACAATTTATCTGAAGAATTAACTATCGACAATAGCGCCCTCAAACAATATAAAAGAATATATGTACAAAGTAAGCTTTTAAATATTAGCTTTGAAAGAGAACTTGTCGGGAAATCTATTAATTTAGTAGACAATGAAGTGAGAATATCATCACCTCCTGAAAAATTAGTAGCAGAGATAAAAAAAGAAATACAAGATAGAGAAATAGATGAATAATCAAAATGAAACAGTAGAAAAATATAAAAATATATACTTTATCATTAATGAAAGAGAGCTCATTAATGATGAGTTTTTTGGCTGGGTTCAACTTAATGAAAACATAGTTAAAACTCTAAAGTATCTTGAAAATATTGAATTGACTAATGGTGTATATTTTTATTCATTAAAAGGCTGTTTACAAGATGATCCTCTCAGTCTAGAAACTATAAGTGAAAAACACTATAGAGATGATTTACTTTTCAAAATATCCTTATCCAAAAAATCAAACAGAATTGACTGCCCTATATTTGAAGATTGGAATGATCTACTCAAAGATAGCCGTCATATAAAAAGACCTCTAGTAGATATTTTTTTCACATCTACTGGAGTACACCTAACAGCAAAAAGTGAAGAAAAAAAATACAAAAACTACCAAAATGTACATAAACTTTATGAACTTGTTGAAGAATTAATTGATAGAAATGAAGGAACTACTGACACAATCTACTTTGAAAGACCGTTATCATTTAAGTTCACCTTAGAGTCAGAAGATCTAGATTACCACATAGACATAGATGCCATAAAAAGACTACTAGATAAAGATGTTCATAAAGAAGCAATGAATCATTTGATCTGCACTCAAATAGTTAAGAGGCTTAAAGATGTGAGCATTGATCGAAGATTTGCTCATCTTGTACAAAACTCTGGGATGCTTGTAGCTGATGTTCTACTTGATTATAAAGGGTATGTAGAAAATTATTCATTCGATAAAATCAGAAAAGAGTACCTTGAAAAACAAACCGAATACATTTCTAAAATACATAATGTTTTTGACGGGATAGCCTTAAAACTTTTATCATTGCCAGCCGGACTTTGGTTTGCAACTTCTCAAATCAATAGTAATATCACATCTCAGGTAGATTTTCATAAAAACCTAGTAATTCTAATAACAGTAATACTATTAGCTGCATTGTTAATCATGAATATATGTGGACAGTTTTCAATTATAAAAAATACGATAGAAGAATATTCAGATATATTCGATGCTCTCTCCAGAAAATTTGAAGAAGAAGAAAATAGTATAATCGATAAAAAAGACAATATTGATACGGCTGCATTTCGAGTGAAATTCAAATTATACTGCTCTATAGCAATAGCCGTATCACTTGTTTTGCTAACTGGATGGCTGTGCTATTTAGCCGGAAGCGAGCCAGTAAGTTACCACCTTATTATAACTGGATTGAGCTGAAGTTTAGTATAAGTGTACCGTCCTAACTTACGATTTTTTATATAGGACAAAAACCACCTCCCCTGCCAACCTCCCCACAGCCTCCACCATTAACGGCCAAGCATACTGACTCGTATAGCGCCCTTTCAAGTCACCGCGGGAATGATTCAGCAGCATCTCAGCAACATCACTATCAACGCCAGTCACTTGCCAATAGTCTCGCGCCAATTTACGGACATCGTGCGAAGTGAAATAAAGATCAGTACCGCTTCTTAAGTCCTTATACCAACCACTTGCGGTCGCTCTGCTTATCGATTGTTTACCGCAGCGAGTGAAAACAAAGTCGCCTTTACGCTTAGATTTGGCGGCGCGTAAAAGATCAACAACACCAGGTGCCAAAGGAGTACGAAGCTCAACACCTGTTTTCGTATTTTCGGCAGGAATAACCCACTCAGCATGATCTAAATAAAAATGAGACCATTTTGCCAAACACGTTTCATTGATCCGCGTACCATGACAAAGCTGCAGCGTAAAAAACAAACGCCTCAATGATTGAGCCTTATTAATTTCTTCTGCAACAATTGGTAAATCCGGCACCTTCAAGCGACCTGATAAATGCACCTGTTTGGCTGTAGAAAAATCACGCCAACCAACGCCAGCCAACGGATCGGAAGCGATCACTTCCAGCTTAGCTGCCAACGAACAAGCGCGCTTTAATACGCCCCAAGTCGTGCGAATAGTCGACAATGCCAACACATCCATTTTTACTTTATACAATCGTTTATACACTGCATTGCGAGTCAATCCACGTACAGGCAGCCCTTCAAAACACCCCAATAAATGATTGTGTATCCGATGTGAAGCTGTCTCGATGTAACCCTCACTGAATGTCTTATCTTGCTCAATGTGATCCACAAACCATAATAATAATGTGCCGCAATCAGTTACCGAATTGACCTTACTGCCTGTTCGCTCACCCGCCATTAGTTGAGTGCGAATTTCAGATAACCGCTTGAACAAATCAGACGCTTTCAGTGCCGGCCACTTGCCCAGCACCGTGCGCTTCTTCAATTTACCCTGATAAACCACATCGTAAAACGTGCCACCCGTGCGCGATGGATTGGCTCGGAATTCCACGCGGCGCGAGTCAAAGCACCACATTTTATCACTGTTTGCCAAAAACGATTTTATAGAGGTATCCGTAATGCGCTTCATTCAGACACCGCTGCGATCTTCGCAAGCAACGCTTTAATAAACGCATCACGACCACGCGACGAATGCACAGAGTAATTTACAGCAGACAGGCGCTTAAGAGGTGCTTTCATCCTCAACTCGGCCGCATAACGACCAATCAACGCCGCAACTGAAGCATTCAGCGGCGCCATACCGCGCTCATCTCGTCGCCCTTCCGCCAGCACCGACGCAAACAAGCACAAACGCTGCATAGGCGTTAACGAATCAAACAAATGCGCGAAGCCACTCTCTTTCGTCGTCAGCTGCTCAATGGCTTTAATCATCTTTGCGTTAGAGTCACCACCGCCACCAAACTCAGGAACGATACCCGATTCCAACATATCGCAGATCTTCCCCGCGTTACTTACACCGCGCCAACCTGCATCCGCAGACGTACTGATTAACGTATCAATGTGCTTATTAACAACCGTCCACGACAACCAACCCAAAGAACCGACTTTAGTAGAATCTTTCCAACGCATAATTTACTCCTCGTCATCACGACGATGATTGATTTTCTGTTTGATAGAGAGCATTCCGAAAGGCACTCAGTGAGCGCCCTTTAAAATGGAAACTAAATACGCGGGTTAGAGGGTCCACGATCAGGGCCTAATTTTTCAAAGCGTCGCATAGTGGAAAACTGAATAGACTGAGCTTTCAAAAGAAGGTCTCTAATTCTTAGATTGTTGCGAATAGCTTCATCAGCCAAATCGCCCGCCAATGATTCTTCCAGCCGCTTAGTTTTGACACTCAACTCTTGTTCCACTTCCCCCAATAACTCTTCCAGCTTCCAGCCGTTTGGATTGTCGCGACTCATGAGCACATCGCTGTTTCCGGTTTCAACACAAACAGGGCGAAATGTATCCGTATAGGCCCCCAACTCTTTCAGCGTCTCTTTAATATCGCTCATGGCCGTATGCGCATAGATCTTCTCAACTTTCGGCAGGCCAACACTCGCCCAAGCCGTCTGACGTAGCAAATCAATACTCGATACATCGATCGTTCGATAGTGAAAAAAGTCTTTAAGCGATGGCATTTGCGCATCGAGATACGACACATCAAAGCCAATGCTATTACCCAGCAAAACGCCGCCTGTTTTCGCCTTTCGGTCGTATTTCGACACACCAAAATGCAATAACATTTCAATTACAAAAAGCTCGGCCGATTTAACGTCAGAAAACACGTCCAAATATTCACCCGATTTATTGCGCAACTGATCAATCAATCCTGACTCGGTATGTTTATTTAATGCCCACGGATCCATGCGATCTAAAAAGGATTCGTCCCAAATACCAACACTAAAGCGAAGAAGCTCACTCAGCCTGTCATCACAAATTACAAACGCCATTTCCAGAATCGGGTAATGCAACGCCCCATGCACACGCTCACCACTCGCTAACGTCTCGTAGCCATTCAAGCCGCCCGTTTCTAAATCACACCCAACCAACATAACTTTTGACATAAAACCCTCTCTATTTACCAAAATTGACCACGTAAACTTTGTTTGCCTGTAACATTAATTTACCCAACCGAAGCAGCTGGAGCCGACCCTTTCACCCACCAGGCCACCGCTTTGCAATTGCCGATCGCACAGGTTCGGGGTTGGCCTTTTTCCACTTCTTGCGCGGTTTCTGCTTCACTCAATCGACGGGCAACCATGTAGCGATCTTCCTTGTGATGATCCGCCAACTCTCGGCTTGTCATGCCGTTGGTCTTGTGGACCATATCAACAACACGCTCTATCTGTTTCTGACGCGCGCCACTTTTCGTGATCGCCTCCGCCGCCAAATGACTGGTTTCTGGATCGCGGCTCTTTGCCGCTGGGGTTTGAATGTTCAACATAATGACCTCCTCGCTTCACAGCGATGATTGGTTAAATTACTTCTCTAAATACTGCTTATGAACCTCTAACGCCTGAGAAACAGTAACCCCCCCATCAATTGGAATGATGTAATCAAAAAAGCCTTGCTCAGTTTTAAAACTCTTTGTTCTATCGGCGAAGTCGGTCACCGTACTTATTTGAAAATCATTTTTTTCATACTCATTCATAACAATGGCAAGACCTCTATATTCAGCATGCTCTTTTAGCTCAACTTCTTGGTAAACCTCGCCAGCCTTTAGCGCTTTGATTGCATAAAAAATACCGTCAGCATCATCAAGATTAAGGCTTAAACGATTCCGATCTTTATCAAAGAACCATTCATCGCCTGTTGATAATTCATAAAGAAACTTATCAATTCTTCTATGGATGCTGACCAAAACCAGTTTCTTTTTCATACCCACCTCAACAATGCTTTCAAATCGCCAACACGGCTTCGCCCAACCATTTTTCATTGGTGAATGACTCACATCACTCTTCGGAACTGTTTCTAATATTTCGCTTAATCTCTTCTTTAGAAAGCTCAGTCATCCAATCGGAAGTGCTTTGCTGCCTTTGCTCAACAGGCTCTTTCGCACCAATTCTCAAAGCCGCGGCTTTTGCAGCGATATCTAGTCCGCTTCGGTCAGTTAGCATTGGAATATAAAAGAACCTAGCAAAGCACATTGGCTCTTTGCCCTCATACTGAAAATTCACAGTTACATCACCATTCATACACCACTCAACCCATACATCACGCTTGAGCATTTTTACAATTTGAACTGGCTTTTCACCCATCACCCACCCCCCAACAGCGCTTTCAAATCACCAACACGGCTACGACCAACCATTTTGCGCTGATGCAATTCACGCTCGCTCAATCGCTCTAATTTTGGCTTATCAATCACAACCGGCTTAAACCGTTCACCGCGCAAATACGCTTTGCAAACATCGCGGTAATGCTTGCCAAACCCACGCTTGCCCGCACCCGTATCACGGCGACGCAATGCTTGAAACCCAACACGTCGCGCTGTTTCCATCACCACCGCGTGGCTCGGTTTCCAGCTACCCACGTCATGGGCATTGTTCGCAGCCTCGGTGTAGGCGTCATTTTCTTTCGGAAATTCGTTAAACAAATCATTATTAGAATCAATCATGGCAACCTCACATCCAATCCGTATCGTGAATATTCGTAAGTGCGTCGTTAACGTCTTGTCGATCACTGCCGATCACTGGCAACGCAGAGCCACCGCTGTGCGGCTGTCGGATTGTCGGAAGCTCCTCGTCGTTCCATTTTTCTTCTTTGACCCATCGAACAGTGTGCGGTTGAAATTGCACCTCGCTCGGGTGTTGAGCGTATAGCTCACCCCATTGCTTCGCTTTGTCGATAATGTTTTGCAGCAATCCAATCGCCTCGGATCGGTTGGCTGGCAATTTGAGTTTGAGGAATTTATCCTCGGCAGGTTTCTTGCTACCTCGTCGACCGTAACCAACCCAAACACGCTCAAACGCCTCGGCCAATAACTCGCGTTTGGCTTTCGCATCGAATGGAACGGAATCATCCACCACGGCTGGTACGTTCGATTCGGCAGAATCGGACAAGAGATCTAAGCTCTTAGTCTCTGTAGAAGTCTTTGTAGTAATCTCTGTATACGTCCCCCGTTTCAACGTAGGTGCATCTACATTTTCACGTAGGACTACCTCCGAATTTTCGGAGGTAGTCCTACGGTTTGGCGTAGGTTGTTCGCTTTCTGAGGCAGACTCCAATTCGGCAATGGGGAAAGTAATTCGATCAATTTCAAAGGCAACAGGCTCAATATAAAGAAGATTTGCGATGTAGTTACCGCCTACCGTTTTAGAGCGCAACTCTAGCGTAATCAAACCCGCATCACGAAGGCGCTTTAGAGAGTCCTGAACTTCACGCTTAGTCATGCCGAAATCATCAGAAAACGACTGATAAGAGCGCTGCAATTTATCGTCTGAAAACTTCTTTCGATGCCCAACAACTTGCCCCGTGTGTTCATCACGAATTTCAGTTGGGCGATACCAATAGAGAATTTCAGAAAGCAACGTAATAGCTTTGTGATCAGGACGACCAGAAGGCAAAGAGATTTGCTTGTACCAGATTTTAGGCGTCACATTACCAGTGAAACCAAGGCGACCGATGGCCGCCACAGTTTGAGTGATACTCATGACCAGTCTCCCAAAATGCAAATCAAATGGAAGACAATAAGAACAGCCAAAAGGACTCGTTCAGCCGTTTTTTTAAACGGATAGAAGCCCCAGAAGGTAGTAAAAATTACTACCGCAGCGATAAGAAGTTGAACACTCATGCCACCACCTCAACACCAATCAATCTCGCAATGGCATCAGCATCAACACCGATATTTTTAGCGAACACCAACCGTTCAACGGCAAGCTCGCAATCACTATCAAACAAATAGTCACGTAACTGTGTAAAGCAAGGCTCTCCACCATCGCGGATCACGGCCTCGAAAATCTCACCGCAGCCAAGGCATTGCTTATAGCTGTCTGGACCACCATCCCAAACACCGGATGAATATTGATAACGGTCACCAATATTAATGGCCTCGTGACACTCGCAGCACGTATGAAGCTTGCGAGCTTTGCGGACAACAGAACGGAATGCAGAAGGTACGCTCATGACTCACCTCCCGCAAAAGCAACAGTCCCTTCGCTCACTATATCCACGTAGCGAATTGCGGCGATTTGAGCTTCGTAAAAAGTATTGAATCGATGGTATTTAAGGTATTCAGGCGTGCATTCAGAAGGGTGGCGTTCAACAACCATGTCACCGTCGGTATCAAGGCACTCACCACTCTCATTGCGCACAGCAAACTGCATGCTGTTATCACTGTTTAGCTGAGTCGCTACGATGATCAAACCCGTTATAGAGCAAGTCCAAGCAGAAACGTAAAAGTTAGTCGCGCTCATGCCCACACCTCCACAACAGACCCTTTTAATTCAGGATTCAACAATGCAAACACATGCGCTTTACTGCGACGGCCTTTGAACATGCGAGCGATATAACCCTCGCGTTCTAGCTCTCGGACACCACGAATGACGTTATCAACAGAAATCTTGGATAAGGTAGAAATCTCGTTAGGGTCTAACAGGATGCGTGGCGAGTCGCCAAATTTAGGAAGGTTGAACTGGATAGCGTTGCGTACACGTTTACCGTATACAGACAATTGATCAGATTTTTGACGTAACTGTGCCATGATGGAACCCCTTGTATATTTTTTGGGGCCACCAAGTCGAAGTGGTAATTTCGAGAATATGGTGGCCGGACTAACAGGGTTACCACAACCAGCTACAAGGTAAACTGGTCCGCCCGAAGACGGCCCCGCCAATCCGACCATAACAGGTAGGTACAGGCGCGCAGACATAAAAAAACCGCTTTTATGGGCGGTTCGTCTGCCCTTGTAATTTTGCTGGGTGGTAATCCAGGTTACTGATTTTGCAGTAACGGTTAAATTATTAATCATTGCTCTGTACCTGTCAAATAAAGGTGCAGAACTGCGGACATCGTGTCCCCGAAAAACGTCGTGTTTCAGCTCTTATTATTGGGTTAACAATTGCTTATCGCATTCCGCAACAAGCGTTTTTAGCTCTGTATCCTCAAAAGAAAAAACCCGCGACGCCACACAAGTGACGGGCGGGAAATAGAGGCAATCGAGAACAGCAGAATGAAGAGGCAAATCATCAGAACCAACACGACACGTCACAAAACCCAGCGCCATCAGTTTTTCAACTGACTTCAACACCCGTTTCGCGGACGATTTAGAACGCTTCCTCATGGTCGGTATAGAAAGCGACCGATCAGACTTTAATAAAAGCCCCATGACAGCGTGATCCAATGTATTAATCTTGCTAGACATAACCCCTCCAAATGTACTCTGAGTGGCGCTTCACAGCGGGAAAACAGAGTTAATTTAACGGCTTGGTAAAACTTTACCATTTACCTTGCCGTCACATTGATACTGAATATAACACCTAGTGTATTTTATATTCAACTGTTTATTATTTTTGTTGTGTTGTAAAAACAACCCACAATGTTTCAATTAGCAGATAAAGCGATTTGAAACATCAAAAATAGCAATATCCACTCAACAGGTTTCGCGATGGCAGCACAAAAAGCGCTAGAAAAAGAAGTAGTCGAGAGCTCTAAAGCGGCTTGTTCACTTGCTATGCAGCGAATTATCAATGCCTCCCGCTATGAGAAGAGTGATGTAGCAGAGTATTTAGGCTTATCGGTTGCAGCAATAGATCGCCGTATGCGTGGTGCTGTGAGTTTTGCACTAGAAGAGGCTATGTTGATTTGCAGATTGATGGATATACCGCTGGCTGATGCATTAAAAATTGCCGATATGTCGGATGAAGAATTCCAAAACGCATGGATTTATCAATGGAGACGCCAAAACCTAGCTAAATATGTTGCACACCTTGAAGCCGAAAAAGGTATGACACAAACTCAAATCGCTGAGATGTGTGGCTATACAAAAGGCTGGATAAGCAAGATATTGGCAGGAAAAGGGAAATTGATCGGACGAATTTGTCGTGTAGTCGAACAGCGTCTTGGACTTCCAGAAGAGTGGTTAGACCGCAAGCCAATGACACCACCCAAAGGCCAACAGATTAATACCGATCTGATCGCTAAAACAAGTAGTCAATTGATTGGTGCAGTAAAACAGGCCGGCTTCAATGTAGACAGTGAATTGCTTGTGCCATACCTAACAGCCGTATCGCAGCTTTACAACGCTCGAATCGCAACAAAAGATGGCTTCGACCCAGAAACCGACGCCGCACAGTTTCAAGCCGTATTTGAACAACTCACCATGCAGCTAAAAATGCAAGATGGCCTCTGGAAGCACTAAAATCTTAAAAGGGAATAATAATGAAGTATATGGAAATTCTGTTTAAAGGCTCCCAATCCGAACCCTATTTAATCGAGATCGCTAATCATAATGATGGACAGCTGGAGATGCGCTGCAACTGCCAGGCAGGCATTAATGGCACTCACTGTAAACATAGAATTTCTGTATTAACAAGAAGCTACAGTAACGTCATCTATACAGATACCACAAAAAATGATCTTGAATTGCTCGAATCATGGATACCAAACACTAAACTAGAATCCGCGCATAGCTACATGGTTGAATGCCAAAAAAAGGCAGACGAGTGGAAAAAAGAACTGACAAACGCTAAGCGAAAACTAGCAAGAATCATGGAGGGTAAATAATATGTTCGCAGAGGCCCAGTACTTAGACACATTATGGAAGCTCGCCACCAACGGTGAAACAGGAGAAAGATACTATCGGGCAGACAAATCCGTAAAGTTAATTATCAATGAAGTAAGCTACGATCAAGAACAGCAGAGCGGTAATTTAAACAATGAACACTGGGCTTTTTGCGTGGGTTACGCCTTTAGGGATGCTCTAGGCCTTTCATATGATCAGCGCAAGAAAAATAAAAAACCGTACATGATATGGACACAAAGCCCTTACATCTATTTTAAAGAGGGTGATTTACTCACGTCAAAGTGCGGAAATTACAATCTACAAGTGAAGATGTCGAATTCGGTAAGACGAGTAAAGGAATCAAACTTAATCGATTACGGCTTAGTGGACTTCCTGATTTTCAAAAAATCCGAAGGCGGGTATCGCTATCACGCCATAAAGACTATGACGCAATACGAGTTTCTACAAACGCTCATTTATGGCCTACCCAACGCCCTACTTTAACACTCTGATTGGTAACGTACCGCCCTTCGTCAGCCATTATGCGCACTAACAACAAGCGCCAAGCTCATCAATCAACACCTGATAATAAACTACCATCCCCCACTTTTTAGCCTCTTGAGCACGCTTCAAGAGGCTTTTTAATGCCTGTATTTTCTTGCGATTATCCATCGTGAATACTCCATACATCACACCTTACTTCCTTAAACTCATCCTATTTTATAAAAAATTAAATTAATTTAAGAACCCTTTTAAAGAGCCAATCCCTTTTTCCATCTATCCTACCACCACTTTACTGTATAAACATACAGTAAATTTGGTTTGTTTTCTTTGTATTCTTTGTTGACTTAAAATTACATTTTTAGTAATTTATATTCAACAAAACAGGAGATGACACGATGTCACGCGAAAACATAACGTTTTATCCATCTAAAACCGCTTCACTCAAAGCAACACAACTAGAACCACTAGTCATGTCCGCTCACGGCCTACCCGCCAAAACCATCGCGTACAACCTTGGCAAGGCCGAACCAACTATCGTGCATCACCTTGTTGCTGCTCGCGAACATTACGGCGCTCGCAACAACATTCATGCCGTTGCGGTTGCCATTGCGCTGGGTGACATCAAGTTCAAAATCGAATCAAGTTATGCAGGCACCCTTCGCTGTGGCGCTCTTTTCTTCGGCCTGCTCGCTGGGTTCGTCAGCATCATCGATACCCCATTCGTTGGCGATGCCAATCATTCACTTGTAAGAACAACACGACACGTACGCGGCCACAAAGGCGGACGTCGCGACAACCCACTTGATCTATTAATCGTTTAGGAGAATTACCCATGGCAAGACAACCTTTAGCAAAAGGCCGCTTGGCCTACATTGCAGAAACGTACCAAAGCAACGAGCTGGACCATAACCGCCAACAAAAAGAGAAGAACCGTTATGCCACGCTTGGCCGAGTGACCGCATGGCCAGCGGAAAATAATTCCCCAATGCCGCAAATCAGCATTGATATGGACGCCCTGCCTGTTGGAATGAGCGGATCAACCAAACTTTTTGTTTTCTGGGACGACCAAAACCAGCAACAAACTGGACACCCACAAGAACCGCAATCATTCGGCAGTTGGGGCAATGCGCCACAACAAGCACCACAGCCAGCACCGCCTCAGCAGCAAGCGCCAGGCTACGGACAACAGGGCGGTTTCAACCAGCCGCATAGAGGATAGGGGGCAGTATGTCTTTAACACTAACTCGCCGCGTAGGCGAAAGCATCACCGTCACTGTGCCAGCGAGTGAAAACGAAACCACGTTTAACATCAAAAGCGCGGCAGTAAAAGGCCAGCAAACGCACCTAAAGTTCACAGCATCGAGTGACGTAAAAATCATGCGTGATGAAGTGATAGAGCGTGACCGCAAGGCCGCACTAGAACAAGGCGTGCAGTAATGAGCGGCTTCACGATGACTCGTAAGAAAGGCCAGAAAATCATGATTTTAAATGATCAGGCCGTACCGCTATCGATCATCGAATTTGTCAGCCGCAAAGGTCATCAAACCCGCTTAAAAATCGCCACCATTGTTGCTGGCGTAGTGAGCAGGAAAGACCACACGCGCAGCGATGGCGACCAATTCGCAGTCGGTGAAGTGGTGTTTTCTGTTAATGCAGACAGCAAGCCACACCGCACAGCGATCACGATCGATAAATTCCCGCACTACTTACAAGTCGTGCGCCACGAAAATTACCAAACCGCTTTAAAAGCGAATTAATAGGGAGAGTTATATGTTTTCTGAAAAACGCCCAACCATAACCAGCGAAATTTTAATCGCTGCGGCAATCAGTAACGGCTATGACAGTGATGAAGCCCAAGACATAGCGGATGAATATAGCATCCACATGGACGGCTATGGCCTTGCTAAAGATCTAGACAAAAATCGATTTTGGAATACTAGCAGCGAAACAGTAGACGAACTCGACGAGGTTATCTTTGGCGCAGAAGACATGCTTAAAGCGCTTGAATACGAATGGGTTGCTCGAAACAACATTCAACAACCACTGAGCGATGGCACAAGAATCGAAGAAGGCATCATTGATGGCGTCTATGAATACCAGGCTGCTCGCTACAGAGTGATTAAAAACGGTGATACAGCAGAAAGCAACTCACGCCAGATTATTAAATTCGAAGACGCTGTCTCTGTAGACGCAAACAAATAGGAGCCGCCCATGTTTTTCAAATCCGCAACAATTTTCCAGTTAAAAGAAGCCGTCGATTTCGATGTACTTGAAGCCGCGCTTCCTGAGTTCGCATTAAAAGAATGCGGCTCGCAAGAAGAGTTTACATTCGGCTCTATGCCGCTAATCCGCAACAGCGAAACCTTCGCGCTACGCTCTGGCGATTGCTTGTTAATGCGGTTTGGTAAAGAAGAAAAGAACCTACCAAGCGCCATCGTCCGCGAAGCGCTGGAAGAGAAAGTGGCGCAAATCGAACTAATAGAAGGCCGCAAAGTAGGTCGTAAAGAAAAAGCCGACATGAAAGACGAGCTGATCTTTACCATGCGCCCAACAGCGTACGCCAAGCGCAGCGACGTATGGATGCACATCGACAGCAAAGCCGGCATTTTCGTGATCTACACAACCAACGCCAGCATGATCGAGCAAACATTCAAGCACCTGCAAACCATGCTTGGCAGCTTCGCCATGACACCGCTGCAAGCGCAAGTGTCACCGTCATCCACCATGACACATTGGCTCATGATGAACGAGCTTCCATCCAGCCTAGAAACAGGCGACGAATGCGACATTCAAGACCGCAGCGAAGACAAGGCCTCTATTCGCTTCAAAGCGCTAGAGCCACTGAGCGACGACGTTACGCGCCATTTGCAGCAAGGCATGAGCGTGAAAAGCCTCGCCCTACGCTGGTCAGACAAACTGTCATTCGTGCTACACGACGACCTAACCATTCGTAAAGTGAAATGGGACGACGCTATCAAAGAAGCTGCTTTTAACGATTCGCAAGGTGGTGGCTTATCCGACATGGACGCCACGTTCGCCCTAGCCACACTCACCACCCGAGAGCTATTCGGAAGTCTAGCTGTTTGGCTTGAAATTACCGTGAATCAGCAGGAGCAAGCGGCATGAAAGAGCGCCCTATCCTATTCAACACCGACATGGTGAAAGCCATCCTTGATGGCCGCAAAACCCAAACACGTCGACCAGTGAAAAACCAGCCATCAAATGGCTGGGCGTTTGAAGACGCGGCATCTGGTGGGGCTTTTGGCCGAATTAAGTCTAGCCACCCAAAGAAAGGTAAGTTTGGGGCATTTATCCGTCGTGGCGTTGGAACGGATTTTCCAGAAACGGATATTGAAGTTTCCCCATTCGGGATGCCAGGCGACCGCCTATGGGTGCGTGAGACTTGGCAGGGGCCGCTAGTAAATCAGGAAGATGAAGGCGCATTTATGGTCGACCGAGAAGGCTTTCAGAATCCGAAATACTGCTCTTACAAGGCATCTGGTGACTCATGCGAATTCTACGACATTGAGTTAGGAGAGCTTGTATGCCGATGGAAGCCATCAATCCACATGCCTCGTTGGGTTTGCCGTCTAGAGCTGGAAATCACCAACGTTCGCCTTGAGCGAGTTCAAGACATCACCGAAGACGACGCCAAAGCTGAAGGCACCATCACAGAAGAAATGACTGCAAAGGCTGGCTTAGCTTGGCGCTTTGGTGATCGCAAACAGTTCCAAGATATGTGGGACAAGGTTTATCCGAACTCATGGAAAAAAAACGAATGGGTGTGGGTAATCGAGTTCAAAATAGCTGAACTAAACGGTAAAAAATTGGAGCAAGCAGCATGAACACGCCATCAATAGATTGGAACTTGAGCGGCCTTGCTGGCCACGACAAACACGGAAACGAAATCAGCGTACGCGAGTTGGTCGCAGCGCTGGAAGGCTACGAAGCCATTGAAAAAATCGCCAACATGTCTGAAAGCATGCGCGATGCGTTGGCCGCTCAAGCGGGAGAAAACTACCGCATCAAAATGCAAAACCAGCAGCAGCAACGCACAATAAAAGAGCTAGAAAGCGCTCTAAACAACGCCCACGCCCATGCAAGTAACTTGCTAAACGACCATGCAGAAATCCAGCGTGACGCGGCACTATCTGCACTAGCGATATACGCCAACCCACAAAGCTGGGCGAACCCGCGCAACGAGCATGGCGACCTTAAAGCCGACCAACGAAACACCTTTCTCAAAGGCTTCCACGGCTTCGAACTCGCGGCATCCGTACTGCAACAAACCAAAGAACAAGCGGCCTAAACCGCCTAACAGGGAGAGTAATTATGTCAAAGCCATGCCTTCAGTGGCCAACACTGTTCAGCGAAGAAGTTGATGCCATCGCAGCGGAAACTTGCTACGTCATTGCTTTCGATGACAAGAAAAAAATGGGTATGCCTGATCTGATTCTAGGAAATGGCGAACGCTTGAAAGCCGGTGATAGTTTTACTCAGCTCGGTACGAAAGGCTGCTCTTATAAAAACGGAATTATGCTGGCTGATGGCTGGTATCAAACATACGAAGGCATCATTCGAGTCATTCTAGAAAACGGCAAAGTCACGGAGTTTAAATTATTCAGCGCCACTCATGCGTCAAGCGGAAAAGGCGAGCCAAATGATTGGAGCATGAAATTTAAGCATAAATATCTGGCGTATGTTCAATACGACGATTTAAGAATGGGCTATGTCGGGGCGAACTACGGCTACCACTTTTTTGAAACGAATCACTTAAAACGATTCAGCAACAAACAAACCAAAGCCGCATAAGGAGCCAGGCATGTCTTTAGTCTTAAACAAAACAGAGCGCTTTACCATGCTTGCCCTAGCGCTAGTCTTGGCCGCTGTGTCGGTTGTGTGTGAAGTGCTGCTATTCACCGAGCAAACCGTTATGCCGATCGATACCGCCCTCGCGGCGATCATCGGCTTGGCGTTGGTCTGCTTTCAGTTCCTATTTGCAGCGACCGCCGCCAAGTTTTGGCAAGCAAACAAGCGCCCTATTGCTAGCGCCATGTACCTAATTACCGCCGTGTTATTTGCCATCAGCCTATCGGCCACGGCGGGCTTTTTCGAGTCTCGCTTTCAGGAAAGCCAGCAGACACAATTGCACAATTCCAACGACTACAAACTTAAAAAGTCCGTTATTGATGACCTAGAAAAACAAGAAAAAACACTGACAGATTCCGCCAAAGCCGCCAACAAAAAAGGCAATGCTTGGTACGCTGGCCAGCTGCTCATAAAAGCCACCGAAGCCAGCGAAAACCGCCGCATTGCTATTGCTCAACTTGGTAACCAAACAACACCAAACACCGACGCAACAACCGCCCTAGTCTCTGTTATTGGCGCTGGCCGTTGGGCGCTTTGGATCATCTTAGCCGCCCTTGTTGACCTTTGCCCGCTCGTCGCCTTTGCATGCTACGCAGTGCGCCAAACACCAGTAAAAGCAGGCGTTACAGACGAAAAAACACCAAGCCAAACACCAGAGCAACAGAACGCAACAGTAAGCCAAACACCAAACGAACAGTCAGACGAAAGCCAAACAAACACCGACAACGGACGCCCAACACTGCACGAAATAAAACAGGCAATCAAGCAAATGCCAGCAGGTCAAGTAGGCGTAAGAGCCGCCATGCGAACAGCCGAAACAACAAACTACAACAGAACAAAACAAGCGCTTGAAGAGCTAATAAAAGAAGGCTTTTTGACCGAAGAAAACAACAAATATTTCATTAAATAACAGGACGAAACAATGCTGAATCCAACCATACAATCAGAACTAGAACTGTTCAAAAAAACAGGTAACAGCACCCACGCACGATGGATTGCCAACGAACTAATCAAAGTGATCGGTGATAGCAAGCTAAACACCATCGATCAACTGCACGACGTCACCGTCGGGCATGGCTCAGGTGGCGAAGTAAAAAGCGGCCTGCTTTGGGCAGTTGTCGCACTCAACGAATCGAAATGCAGAGTGATGGTAAAAGAGCTTGAAAAAGAGAAGGCTCAAAACCGTCAGTTGAACATTAGATTAAAGGGCGTGAACGCAGTATGAGTATTCTAAATAAGCATCCTGCAGGTTTCTGCATCTATAAGCGCATCGTTTCGTTTGATACATATGAGCACATCATGAAGCTAGCGAAAGCCAGCGGGGCGGTTCAAACAGCATCAGAAGCCATTATAAAGCTTAACTTTAGTTCCCATAAATACTTTGGCGTGAACATGGACAACAAGCTTTGGCACAGCAACCATAAAGGCGACTTTTCAAACAACTTACTCAATAATGCTGAAATTGCCGAGTTAATAAAAACAGAGATGCCCACCCCTTACGACAAATACGGCTTGGACTATAACGACCTCGAAAAGCTGCTCGATGCCATGTTGTTCCTTGGCATTTCCCCAGGGTACGAAAATAAAGAGGAGGCCATGCATAACCAAAGGCGTTTAATTCTAGACACTCTTCGCGGCGTCAAGGAGCTAGGTCCAATCATGGACGCCGCTAACGCTGAATTCGCAATGCACAAAAAACAAAACGAAATAATGAAAGAAGCATTACAGCAAATCCGCAACTACGGCCGCAAGTGGCCAGGTGCTGGCGACATCGCCAAAAACGCATTAGATAAAGCACAGGAGCAAGGAAAATGAGCCAACCTCAAACAGCAAGCCTAGTCGACGCATTCGCATTAAACGGACTGCCAAGCGAATACCTATCGGGCAAGCAAATTCAAGAGCGTTACAGAATAAGCCCTGCAACATTCTGGCGCTGGAAGAAAGACGACCACGCGTTTAAATTCCCCAAGCCGTTGTTTGGGGAGGGCGTCGAGGCAAGATGGTCGCTGGATGATGTTATCGCGTGGGAGCAAGCAAACGCTAAGAAATAATCTCGTGAAGCTTCATAATCCATTGCTCGTAAAGCGCCCTTTGCTCTTCAAGATAATCGTGATGGTCATACGTCTGCCACATCGCTGGCAACGCATGACCAAGAGCGATCTCGCAAATATGCGGTGGCGCAAACGCTGACCAACGCGACCGTGCAGTGCTTCTTAAATCATGGATGGACCAAGACTGAATATCTATCGACAAGCGCTTTTTAATCCAATGATCTATGTTTGTGGGCAGCGATAAATGCGCTCGGTCATTTGTCGGCCGGTCTTCTTTGGGGTGTGAAAACGCATAAACATAGTCACTTGGCGATGTCAGAATAACTTGCTTAATCAATGTTGCCATTTCTGGGAGTATTGGCCGCTTGAGCGGTCGTCCTGTAATGCGCCCCG